TAATTTAATGAAAAAAGGGTTTGTAAATGTTAATTTATATGAAAATGGTTTAAAAGGTTATAAACAATATAAATCTTAATTTATAATTTTTGTATTATTTTCTATATAATATTTTTTCTCTCAATATATTAGATAATTAAAACTATGAAAAAATATGATATAATAATTGTTGGAGGTGGAATAAGTGGAATATATACTATGTATAATTTAAAAAAAAATTATCCAAATTTAAAAGTTTTACTTCTTGAAAAAAATGAGAGATTTGGAGGAAGAGTTTATACACATCATGAAAAAATAGATAATGTAGATTACACCATGGATTTGGGTGCTGGACGCATCGGTCATCATCACAAATTAATGGTTAATTTAATCAAAGAATTGAAATTAGAAAAATATATGCATTCCATTACTAATACAGAAAATTATATAGAATATAATTCTAATAATGGAGAGAGCAGTAATAACAATTTTATTAAAGAAAAATATAGTAAGCTATTATATACTTTTTTTAATAGTAAAAAATTATCTGAATTAAAACAATCGTTTTTAGAAAGTTTAAGTTTAAAAGAATTATTAATGAAATTTTTCAATAAAAAAGATTATAACAATATAGAAAACACTTTTGAATATAAACAAAAATTAGAACATTTTAACTCATATAATGCAGTTAAATATTTTAAAGAAGATTATAATTTGAAAAGTAATTTTTTTATTATGACTAATGGATTAAGTAGTATAATTGATTCTATGATTTCTATTGTCTCTCAAAATAAAAATTACAAACTTAAAAAAAATGCATATGTAATCAAGATAAACCATAATAGTGATATTAAAAACTATGTTATAAAATATAAATATAATGATAAACTTGTTACTGCTAGTGCTAATTATATAATATGCGCTTTACCTCGGTGCGATTTAATAAAATTCAATATTTTAAAAGATTATACGAGAGATTTAAATACTATTAACGAAATTAGTAAAGTGCGTATTTTTGAAATATATGATAAAAATGAAAATGGAGAAATGTGGTTCAAAAATATACCTAAAACAGTAACAAATGAAAAATTACAATTTATTATACCTGTTAATATTGAAACAGGTTTAATTATGTCTTCATACAATGAGAATCTCTCGACATATAACAATTATTGGAATGAATTAAAAAAGAAGGGTACATCTATTTTAGCAAATATATTAAATAAAAAATTAAGTGCTATTTTTAATATAGATGTTCCTAAAAGTAAATACATTAAACTACATTATTGGCAATCTGGTGTTGCTTGCTGGAAAAAAAATGTACATAGTTATTATGTCTCTCATAAAATATTAAATTTAATGCCTAATTTTTATATTTGCGGAGAGAACTATTCTAATTATCAAGCTTGGTGTGAAGGCGCTTTAAACAGTTCTTTACAAGTTATTGAAAAATTAGATTGTGTTTTAAAACATAAGAATAATAATAAAAATAAGAATAATAAAAAAACAAAAAAATATAAAAAAATTAAAGTTATAACTAGAAAAATTTGAGAGAACCTTATAAAATTTTATTTTTATTATATAATGAATAAAACAAAGAAACATATAAAAAATATGTCCAAGACAACCCATCAAAAGCAATTCCTTTATAATCCTAATGACCCTAAAAAATCATTTGATGTATATATTGATAAAGATCCGTCTGATACTATTAGTATTAAATATAGTAATACTGATGATATAAAAAAAACTATTAAAAAATTAGAGAGACTATATAAAACAAAAAAATATCCACATAAACGTATATGGCAAGTTGGTATGATTATGAAAGTAAGAATGGAAGCAATGTTAAAACATAAAAAAACTCGTTATAAAAAAGCCAAGTTTGTGAGAGAACGGTATAATTTAACAAAAAAATATTTCAAATTTTTAGGCAAACGTAGTAAAGCAAAAACTTTTAAAGAAAGAAAAAAACTATTATTTAAAATATAATTATTATATAAATATGGATAATTTATATGTTAATAGAATTTCCAAAAATATTAGCTACATTTTTGGTAGATTTTTTTTATTTTATATGGAAATATACAATATTTTACTTTTTTATGAGTGTAACTGAAAATCCTGAAAATCCACATGAAATTAGTATAAAAAATAATCCACAAATGCAAATAACAAGAGGAATAAAGAGTGCTAAAGAAAATAGTTAAATTATAAATAATTTAATTTATATTTTTTATTTTTAAAATATAAATTAATGAGAGACTGTTGTAAAACTGGAAAAAAAGCAAAAAAATGCAAAAACAAAGATGGAAAAGTTTTTAATCTTCCACGTCGCTTTACTAAAAAACGCTGCTTAAAAAAAATAAAAGGCTTCACAATGAAGGCATCATGTGCTCCGTATAAATATTGTAAAAAATAGGATTATTTAAAAATTTTTGCATACATTTAAAATAGTTTTAAAAATTTAAATAGTTTTAAATAATATAGTTCACCATAAATATAAATGACTTAATATTTTTGGCGTATAATAACCTTTAGATTTTTTCTTTTCTAATGCTATTGCTTGCCCACGTTTTTTTGTTCCTGAATGACGGTTAAAATAATTTTGCATACGACGACGAGTATTATGATTTTTATGAGCATATAATTTTAATGGCGTACGGTCTTTAAATTGTTCATAGTCGGATGCTCCAAAATGAAGTTTGCGTATTTTTTTTGTTTTTTTATCTTGAATAATTGCTGTATACTTTTTACCAGGAGGACCTCTCTCAAATCTTAATATTTTTTCTTTCATTTTTTTTAATTTATTATATTATTATATTATTAAAATATTTTATTAATATAATAAACTTTATATTAAATTAATTATGAATGTACCCATTAAATATATACCAAAACGTCTCTCCAAAAAAGATAAAGCAAAACAAAAAAAACAACTCAAAAAATCTAGAGCTGCATATAAAAAAGGTATTTATATTCATAGAAAACCATTAAAATCATTTAAAAATAAAAAATCACAACATCTTATAAATGCTGAAAAAATATATAAAGTTAATAAAGTAGTTATCAATAATAATTTAGCAAAAAAAACTGGTTGCTCTATTAAAGCTTTAAATAAAATTGTTAAAAAAGGACAAGGTGCTTATTATTCATCTGGTTCTCGTCCAAATCAAACTGCACATAGTTGGGGTATTGCACGTTTAGCATCCAGTATTAGCGGTGGTAAAGCAGCCGCAATAGATTATAATATTTTAGTAGAAGGATGTAACACCAATTCAAAAGCATTAAAATTAGCAAAAAAATCACGCATTAAAAATGGATATGGAACACGAAAAGTTCCCAAAACTAAATTATAGATTTATTTATATTTAATTTTTTAGCATATTTACGACCATATTTCATCCAAAGTAAAACACTAATTGTAAAACCTAATAAAAATCCTGCTACACATTGGTCGGGATGTTCGGCTAAAAACATTTGTGTTATCAAAGGACCTATGAAAAATGTTAATATTGAATAAAAAATCATTATACCTATCATTGTTGGATTACTTAAATGAACCATAGTTTTATAATATATTAAATATATTAAAATTTAATATATTAAAATTAAGAATAGAAAATAAATAATTATCGGGAATATTCTAAATTTGCTGTTCCACTTTGGAAATATAAGATATTATAACGTTCCTCTATTATATATAAATCATAATTATATTTATAAATTGAACCCGGATCTTTTGAAGTAGCAATTACTACACCTGTATCTGGATCACAAATTGTTCTAAAATCAACATTGTCTCTATCCAATGGAGGATTAATAGCAATATTATATTCAAATTCTATTGTTTTAAATTTATTTGTATTAAATGCTCCATTTGGTTGATATTTATATGGGTCAGTTGATAATGCAAAATTATAACAATATAATCCTTCTTTACTATAACCATTGGAAGTATTATATTTTTCTATTTGACTATATAATTCACTTGGATAATCATCTTCTCTATATTTTCCGTCAACAATTATTGCGAATTTTGTTAAAATATTTTTATGATTTTTCTGACTAAAATCATCTGGTACATTTCCTGTTATATAAATATTTTTTGATAAATCAGATATTTGTTTCAGTTCTTCTAATAAATTTAAATCCGAATTTAAGTTAGAGTTTAAGTATTTTTTATTACCCAGATTATAATTGACATTACCGATATGACTATTATAATATATAAATTCGGAATTTCCACTATTACTTATGTCTAATAATTGTAAATTATTGGGTTCTTTATTTTCATATGGCCAATTCGTATAATTTGACCATTCATTGCGTTCTTTTGCATCATCCCGACGTAAATACCACATCCAACTAGAAACTAAACCATTACTATCAAATGTAATTTTTCCATTATTTTGAGTTAATTCTTTTTTTGTTTCATATACTAATTTAATCAAATATTCTTGCTTTCCATTTGCAAATAATCTACGTTCTTCGTCTCCCAAAAAACATTGAGTTGTTATTAAATGTATTTTTCCATTAAATTTCATAGTTTTATCTACATATTTATAACCAAAACTTATATCTCTTATTGGTGGTTCTTGAATAAATCTATAATAACCATATTGTTCTTTTTTAGATTGATCTGGAAAAATTCTTGGAAATTCATTATAAGTTAAAGGGTATATGTTTTCATTGTTAGCACTAACATCATATAGTACATCTTT